AGAGAACAAAGCAGTTAACGCATTTGCTGCGCTGACGACGAGCTCGCCCGATACCAAGAACCAACTATTGAACATGCAGGTGCCCGAAGAGATTCGCGCAACCATTGCGATGGTGAGCGCCTATCAGTGGAAGTTTATTGAGCAGGCTGAGAGCTTGCGAAGCATGGCACTGACCAAGATTGTGCAAGAGACGGACCACCCCGACGCTAAAGTGCGACTCAAAGCGCTAGAGATGTTGGGTAAGGTGACTGAAGTCGCCCTATTTACTGACAGAGTCGAAGTTAAGAAAACGGAGATGACGGATGAAGAACTTGCTAGCAAAATTAAAGACAAGCTTAGCCGATATATGGGCAAGGTTGACATCGTGGATGCCGAAGTTTTAAAAGAAGAAGTATGAATCTCGACTTCCTGACCCCTCAAGAGGCGCTAGCTGCACAGTTGGCCCTCAAACACATGAGTCGGGTAGAGAAGATCGCGTTTTTAGCAGAGCTTGAGGAGCAAGACCGCCGGTTTGGGTTAAATAAGGCGCAGACTGACCCCATTGAGTTTGCTAAACGTGTGTATCCGGGGTTTAAAGTGGGGCCCCACCACAGAAAACTAGCCAAAATCTTCCAAGATGTGGTGGACGGCAAGAAAAAACGCGTGATTATCAACATCGCGCCACGTATGGGTAAGTCTGAGTTCAGCTCCTACCTGTTCCCCGCGTACTTCTTGGGGCGCTACCCCGAGAAGAAAATCATTATGGCAACCCACACTGCCAGTTTGTCAGAAGACTTCGGTAGGCGCGTGCGCAATCTACTTGAGAGCGAAGAGTATGGCGAGGTGTTTAAAGATACCGTGGTCGCCGACGACCAAAAAGCTGCTGGTAAATGGTCTACTGGCGCTGGCGGTCAGTACTACGCTGTTGGTGTGGGTGGCGCTCTTGCTGGTCGTGGCGCAGACCTCTTCGTAATTGATGACCCGCACTCTGAGCAGGACATGAAGGCTAACAGCCGACTGTCGTTCGATACGGCGTGGAGTTGGTTCCAGACCGGGCCGCTGCAGCGACTGATGCCCAACGGGGCTATCATCATAATTATGACGCGCTGGAGTCTGTTGGACCTGACCGGCCGGTTGCTTGACTTTCAGATGCGCAACCCAGACGCCGACAACTGGGAGCTGGTTGAGCTGCCAGCCATCCTGAACGAGGACACCGAGGACGAGAAAAGTCTCTGGCCAGAGCAGTGGCCACTCGACCAGTTGCGCGCCAAGAAGATGCAGTTGGACCCGAGGTTCTGGAACGCGCAGTATATGCAGCAGCCGACCTCAGACACGAGCGCGGTGATTAGCCGTAAGAGCTGGCGTATCTGGGAGGACGAAGACCCCCCCACTTGTGAGTACATCATACAGAGCTGGGACACGGCGTTTGAAGTTACTAACACGGCCGACTACAGCGCGTGTACAACGTGGGGTGTCTGGTACAACGAGGACGACGGGGGGTCCCCTAACTTAATCTTGTTGGATGCGTTCAAGGACAGGATGGCGTTCCCCGAGCTCAAGGCCACCGCACTCAAGCACTACAAGGAGTGGTCGCCAGATGCGTTCATCGTTGAGAAAAAGGCAGCGGGCGCGCCACTCATACAAGAGCTTCGGCGCATGGGCATCCCCGTGCAGGAGTTCAGCCCGAGTCGGGGTAATGATAAGCACGTCAGGTTAAACGCGGTGTCGGACTTGTTTGCGTCCGGTAAAGTCTGGGCTCCCGACAAACGCTGGGCGCGCGAGGTCATCGAAGAGGTGGCAGCGTTCCCCGTGGGCGAGCATGACGATTATGTTGATACGGTGTCGCAGGCGCTGTTACGATACCGGCAGGGCGGGTTCATCAGCTTGGATAGCGATGAGCGAGAAGATAAATATTTCAGGGCGCGCAGAGCCGCGTACTATTAAGGATAAATTATGTCGATTGAGAAGTCACTATACCAAGCACCCGTGGGGTTATCGGCACTTGCAGAAGAGCCCGATCTTGAGATTGAGATTGAAGACCCCGAGTCGGTAACCATCAGGTCGGGTAATACGGAAATCGAGATTGAGCCGGGTGAGGTTGACAATGAGTTCAACGTTAACTTGGCTGATGTGTTGGATGAAGGCGACATTTTGTCGTTGGCCAGTGACTTAGCGGGTGACATCGAGAATGACCTGTCCTCGCGCAAGGACTGGGAGAAGATGTACAAGGACGGTATTACGTTGCTGGGCTTGAAGTTTGAAGAGCGTACAGAGCCGTGGGACGGCGCGTGCGGCGTGTTCCACCCGATGATTACTGAAGCCGTGGTGCGCTTCCAGTCCGAGACCATCATGGAGACATTCCCCGCCAAGGGGCCTGTGCGCACTAATATCGTTGGTAAAGAGACGCCCAAGAAGAAAGAGGCGGCTGCGCGCATCGAAGAGGACATGAACTGGCAGTTGACTGAGAAGATGCCCGAGTTCCGTCTCGAGCATGAGAAGATGCTGTGGAACCTGCCAAGCGCGGGCTCTGCTTTCAAGAAGGTGTACTACGACCCGAGCCTTGAGCGCCAAGTGTCGGTGTTTGTCCCAGCAGAAGACGTTATCCTGCCATACGGCACGAGTGACCTGAAAACAAGTTACCGTATCACGCACCGCATGCGTAAGAGCAAGAATGACCTGATCAAGCTCATGCACGCTGGGTTCTACCGAGAGGTGGAGTTAGGCGAGCCCTCCAAGTATATGTCTGATATTCAAGACAAGAAAGACAAAGAGACCGGGTTCTCAGCAAGCTACGACGACAGGTTCGAGCTCTACGAAGTACACGCTGACCTAGATTTGCCGGGGTTTGAAGACGCTGATGACGAAGGGCCAACAGGCATCGCGCTCCCGTACGTGGTGACTATGATTCGCGGCACGAACGATGTGCTGGCCATCCGGCGTAATTGGAAGGAAGAAGACGACCTCCAGCTCAAGCGCGACCACTTCGTGCATTACCAGTACATCCCCGGCTATGGCGCGTATGGCTTCGGGCTATTTCACCTAATCGGTGGTTTTGCCAAGTCAGCGACCAGCATCATGCGCCAGTTGGTTGACGCAGGCACCCTGAGTAACTTGCCGGGTGGCTTAAAAGCGCGTGGTTTGCGCATTAAGGGTGACGATACCCCCATCGCGCCGGGCGAGTTCCGAGACGTAGACTTGGGCTCAGGCAACATCCGCGACAACATCTTGCCACTCCCATACAAAGAACCGTCGGCTGTGCTGGCTGCACTGATGGACAAGATCGTCGATGAGGGGCGTAGGTTTGCGGCAACGGCGGACTTAAAGATCAGCGACATGTCCAACCAAGCACCGGTTGGTAGCACGTTGGCTATCCTAGAGCGCACCCTCAAGGTGATGTCGGCAGTTCAGGCGCGCGTGCACTATGCGTTCAAGCAAGAGCTGCAGTTGTTGGCGGGCATCATCCGTGACTACACGCCCGAGAGCTACGACTACGAGCCAGACGATGGCAGTCGCAACATCAAGCAGGACGACTACCATAACGTAGAGATCGTGCCAGTCAGCGACCCTAACGCTGCAACCATGTCACAACGTGTTGTGCAGTATCAGGCCGTCATCCAGTTGGCAGCAAGCGCACCGCAGATATACAACCTGCCGATGTTGCACAGGCAGATGCTCGACGTGTTGGGTATCAAGCATGCTGAGAAGCTTGTGCCGTTGGAAGATGACCAGAAGCCGACAGACCCCGTGTCTGAGAACATGAACGCGCTGATGGGCAAACCGCTCAAAGCGTTCCTGTACCAAGATCACGAGTCGCACATCAAGGTGCACACCGCCGCTATGCAAGACCCCATCGTTCAGCAACTTGTTGGGCAGAACCCACAGGCACAGATGATCATGGGCGCGATGCAGGCGCACATCGCCGAGCACGTCGGCTTTGCCTACCGCCAGAAGATCGAGCAAGCGCTTGGTGTGTCGTTGCCTAACCCAGAAGATGAGTTGCCCCCAGAGATGGAGAAAGAGATCAGCCGTCTGATGGCAGAAGCAGCACCGCAGGTCTTGGCACAGAGTCAGGCCATGCAGGCTCAGCAACAAGCTCAGCAAAACGCACAAGACCCAGTCTTGCAAATGCAGATGCAAGAGCTGCAGATCAAACAAGGCGAGTTGGCTCTCAAGCAGAAGAAACTCTCGGTTGACGCAGCGGCTAAAGCAGACGAGCTGCGCATTAAAGAGATGGAGGTTCAGGGTAAGAACGAGCTTGACGGCGCGCGCCTCGGGGCAGACTCAGCCAAGACTCGTCTGCAGCTCGACTCTAAAAACCAGCTTGATGGGCTACGTATTGGGAGTGACATCGCGCACAAACGCGCGCAACTAGCAGCACAGAAGGACAAACCACCTAAAGGGAATAAATAATGGATTTACTGGTTATGGATTTTGTCGACGCGATGCGCAAGAAGATTCGCGACGACATGAATAATTACACTGACGATTTGGCAAATGGTCAGTGCACAGACTTTGCTACGTACAAAGAGCTTTGCGGGGTGATTCGGGGTCTAGCCTTTGCAGAGCGCCACTTGTTAGACCTCGCTGAGTATCTAAAGGAAGATCACGATGAGTGAAACCATCGCCTTACCGGAAAAGGGCTTAATTCTGCCCCCCGGCGTAGCACAGTCAGTAGCACCAATAGATAAAGAGTACGAGGAAGCAGAACAAAAAGCCACGCAACTTCCAAAAGCAAAAGGTTGGAGGATTCTGTGCGCTTTGGTGACTGCCGATAACGAGTACGAGAGCGGCCTTGCTAAAGCAGGCATGACCAAGAAGAACGAAGAACTGACTTCACCGGTCTTGTTTGTGCTGCAGAAAGGGCCTCTGTGCTACTCCGACCTCAGTAAATTTCCAGACGGAGTTCACTGGTGCGAGGAAGGTGAGTTCATTATCACGCGCCCCTACACGGGCACGCGCATCATGATCCACGGTAAAGAATTTCGGATTATCTACGACGATCAAGTCGAAGCCACAGTCGAAGACCCTCGCGGAATCTCGCGCGTTTAACAGGAGTTGCACATGCCAGAAGCCTATAAGTTCCCAGATGAAATTGAAAGTACGGGTAAACCCGAAGACAATGACGTAAATGTCAGCGTTGACGGCGAAGGCGATATTGAAGTTGATATCGAAGACGATACCCCCGAGCGTGACAGGTTTGCTAAACCACTAGAACGCGAAGTTGCCGAGCCTACTGACGAAGAACTTGAGTCGTACGGCAGCAAAGTAAAAGCTCGCATTAAAGAGCTCACACATGCGCGCCATGACGAGCGCCGAGAGAAAGAAAAACTTTCGCGCGAGAAGGCCGAGCTTGAGCGCGTTGCGCAGCAGTTGATGGAAGAGCGCCGCCGTTATGTGCAGTACATCAACGATGGCACTCAGACTCATGTTGAGACGTTGAAAGCCAAAGCCGAGGGTGAGCTTGAAATGGCACGGCGTAAGTACAAAGAAGCACAAGAGTCTTATGACTCCGACGCCATGCTTCAAGCTCAAGAAGATTTGACTGATGCAAAAATGCGACTAGAAGCCGCAAGAAATTTTCGTCCGACCCCTTTACAAGTAGAACCAGAAGTAGTACAACGTCAACAAGAAGTACCAAGACCGCAACTCGACGATAAGACCTTGCGCTGGCAAGCCAAAAACCAGTGGTTCGGGAGCCCGGGGTACGAAGAACTTACAGCCTTTGCATTAGGGCTGCACCAAAAGCTAGTTACGACGGGTTACGACCCTCGCTCAGACGAATATTTCGAGAGAGTCGACTCTCGCATGCGTAGTGTCTTTCCTGAAGTTTTTCAAGGAAACGACAAAACCACAAGGGCTGAACCAGCTCGAAGACCCGCTACTGTAGTCGCTTCGGCTTCTCGCTCGACGGGGGCTAAGAAGAATGTAAAGCTAAGCACCACTGCCGCAGCTATCGCTGATCGTCTTGGTGTTTCACATGCAGACTATGCTAAAGAGTTTTTAAAACTGGAGGCCAACAATGGTTAACCCACGCACTTCGAGAGAATTGGATACTCGTGAAAAAAATCCTACCCGTTACGTGTACACACCCGTAAGCGCGCTTCCTGATCCAACGCCCGAACCCGGATATAAATTCCATTACTGCGCTGCAACAGTTTTGGGTAATGAAAATCCAACGAACATGTCTCAAAAGTTTCGTGAAGGTTGGGTGCCGGTTAAAGCTGTAGATCATCCAGAATTGCAAATTGCTGGCAATAAAGATGGCAACGTTGAAGTCGGTGGGCTTATCTTGTGTAAGGCACCGGAAGAGATGGTAGTAGGACGCCAAGAGTATTACGCCCGCGCTGCGCAGAACCAGATGGACTCGGTGGACAACCACTTTTTGCGTAACAATGATGCCCGTATGCCATTGTTGGCCCCAGAGCGTAAGAGCTCTGTGACACGAGGGAGTACAGGGTTTGGTAACGGTTCTAAATAACCCAAATCGGAGGACTTAAATGTCTACAGTATCCAGCCCCTACGGGCTAAAGCCGATTAACTTAATCGGCGGTCAGGCGTTTAACGGAGGAGTAATCCGTGAAATTCTGATGACCACAAACAACACCGCGCCTATTGGCTTTGGTGACTTGGTTCAAATTGGTGCTGCCGTTGCTGGCCAACCAACTGTTGTAACCGCTACTCCTACCACTTCGTCTGCCGGTATCGTCGGCGTTTGTGTTGGCGTACGTTACCAGTTGCCCGGTCAACAGCTCGGCTACCCTCTGTATGCTCAGTATTTGCCTGTTAACGCAGTCACTGCTGGTTATACAAACATCTACGTTCGCGTGATGGATGATCCAGATGCACTGTTCCAAGTGCAGTCGTTGGGCTCGATTACCGTTGCTTCTATCGGTAAGACTGTTGCTCTGGCCAACTTTACTGGTGGCACAGGTTCTACAACGGTTAACACCACAAGCGGTAACTCGGTTATTGCCATGTCAGCCACTGTTGCTAACACTAGCGCCTTGGCCTGCAAAATTGTTGATTTGGTTAACGCCAACTCTTCATTTGGCGGCAACTTCCCATCTAACCCCGGTGACGCGTACACCGATTGCATCGTCAAGCTGAACTTCGGCGTGCACTCGTACTACCAGTCTGCTGGTACAACTGCTTAATAAAGGAGCTAACAAATGGCTATTTCACGTTCGCAGCTCCTTAAAGAGCTACTCCCCGGTCTCAACGCCTTGTTTGGCCTTGAGTACAAACGCTACGGCGAAGAGCATAAAGAACTGTACGAGACTGAGAAATCAGAGCGTTCGTTCGAGGAAGAGACCAAGTTGTCTGGTTTCTCCGCTGCTCCTGTAAAGTCTGAGGGTGCGCAAATCGCTTACGATAACGCACAAGAAGCTTTCACAGCGCGCTACTCACACGAAACCATTGCCTTGGGTTTCTCAATCACTGAAGAAGCGATTGAAGATAACTTGTACGACAGCTTGTCTGCTCGTTACACCAAAGCTCTGGCTCGCGCGATGTCGTACACCAAGCAAGTTAAAGCTGCTTCGGTGTTGAACAACGGTTTCACCAACTCAGCCCAGTACTACGGCGGCGATGGCGTACCTCTGTTTAGCGCATCACACCCGCTCGTGTCTGGCGGCACCAACAGCAACGTAGCATCTACCCCTGTTGATTTGAATGAAACGTCGCTGGAAAGCGCGCTTATCCAAATCGCTGCATGGACTGATGAGCGCGGTCTGCTGATTGCTGCTAAAGGCCGCAAGTTGATCATCCCTCCAGCGTTAATGTTTGTTGCTACTCGTCTGTTAGACACTAACCTCCGTGTTGGTACTAACAACAACGATATCAGCGCAATCGTTAACAACGGTTCTGTGCCTGAAGGCTACTCTGTAAATCACTTCTTGACCGACACAAACGCTTGGTTCTTGTTGACCGACGTTCCAAACGGCCTGAAGCACTTTGAGCGTATGCCAATGGAAACAAAAATGGATGGCGACTTTGATACTGGTAACGTCCGTTACAAAGCCCGCGAGCGTTACTCGTTCGGCTGGTCTGATCCCCTCGCTGTCTGGGGTTCGGCAGGTTCGTTCTAATTAAACCTCCCTCGGTTTAGCCCCACCCACAAGGTGGGGTTTTTTATTGTAAAAACTCTTGCGCCGTAACAAAATAAAGCGTATAAATAGCACATCTGGGTATTAACCTTATCGGACTGCCCCAGCAGACGATGCAACGATTGATAAGGTTCTTTTGCATAAGGAATTACTATGGCACGCGCTACCTTTGAAGGTCCTATTCTGTCTGGCGACAGCCGTTTTGGCCCCCTACGCAATGTAGGTTATGCCCGCTTATCGCAGACCACGTTAATTGATTTTGCTGCTACTGGTGGCAACGGCACTGCTGGCTACGCTGGCGCATCGACTCAGTTTGTTAACGGCAACATCGTTAACGGTAACGTCAACGCAAAAGTGTACACGCCTTCAACTTCAGTTAACCCTCCAGCAGTAACCACCCCTACAGCAGACGCTGATACGGCTATCTATCGCGGCGTAGTGATGTATGTTCCTACGGGTTCGCAGATTACGGGTATTGTTGTTGATTACATCACAGCACTGTCGTTGACTAGCACAACACTTACGGCTGTCTCAATCTTGGCATCAAACGGTTTTGTGACTAGCGCACCTAACTACGCCACAATCACTTTGGGCTCAACGACTGTTGGTACAGCCGGTCGTCAAACCACAACTTACTCTGCTGCTAACTTAGGCAACATGGTTGCAACGCCTGTTGATATCACAGGCACTGCAGGGCAGCCGAGCATGTCACAGGTTGTGTTTACCTTGGCTATCGTTGGTACTGGACTTTCAGCGTTGACCGCAGGTAAGTTCATGATTGACCTGAACTACATCCAAGAAGATTTAAACCTTGGCAGTAAGACGGTGTATCCATACGGTAACGTCGATTAATCCCACGGGGGGCTTCGGCCCCTTTCTTTGATCTAGGAGATTAATTATGATGCAAACCGACGTAAAAGCAGGGCATTTAAACAACACCGGATTTATGCTATTGGGCCGCACACGGCTTAAAGCGCTGTCTATTGTTGGCTCTGCCACTGCGGGTACGCTTGATGTTTTTGACACAACTACTGCGCCCGTTACAGACGCAACGTATGCACGTACAGGTACATTGGTGACCGTTACCAAGACAGCTCACGGGCTGGTGACGGGCGATGTGCGTGGTTTTGCTTTTGCTACTGCATCAGGCTCTTCTGCAACCAATGGTAACTACCCGATTACTAGAGTAAACGCAAACTCTTTTACAATTACCGACATTAACTCTGGCACGATTGCATCAAGTACGGCTATGGCGTATTCAACGCTTTGGCTGTGTTCATATGATGTCGGCGCAGG